ACGTTGAGAACAGCCAGGCGTCCGTCCAGGTTCGCCACCCCGTGACACAGCATCCCCCGGTACCCAACGACGAAGTCTTCTGCTGCCTCGACAGAGGAAGACTGACCGGCGTTGAGGTCACCGACCGTCGCTCCAGGCACTTTCAGGTTGCCTGCTGGGTCGAGGGTCATCTGGGGAGGGGGCTGCGTCAGGTCGCTTTCGTTCACGTTCAGCCGGAACGAGAGGCCGCTCAGCCGACTCTCGATCACAGCCCCAGCAATCACGCCTTTCCCGTCCGCGTTGAACAGGATTGCAGCCGTGTTGTTTGAAAGATCACCGATCAGGTCTAGCTGGCTGTCGTAGACCTTCGAGCTTGGGGAGAAGTCATGCCTTCGCTGACCCAGCACGAAATGTTCGGTGTGCAGGTATGGTGCGCTTGGAGGGGAGTAGCTCTTCCCCCAGACGACCTGGTAGGGACGGGTGTAGAACACAGCGTTTTCGTCGCCGCATGCCGTGCCCGAATACGTTGAGTTGTCCACCGGGGGGTCGTCTTGGGTTTGGACTCTGACCGGGACATTCCCGAGGTACACCAAGCCGTCCGAGCCAAGGGTGATCAGGTTCCCGCAGTCAACGCTGTAGTCCTGGGGTCCGGTCTCGCCCTGGGGTCCGATCAGAGACTCCCACTTGGTGCCGTCGAATACGCGAACGTCCTGGATTTCACCTTGTGCCATGGTTGTCTCCGCACATGACAAACTCCGAGAGCTTCAGAGTGTCGGGATGGATGGTGCCGGTTTGGTGGTAGCGGGAGTGGTCGCTTCTGCTGGGGAAAACCCAAAGGTTGTCGGGGCGGTTGTTTAGCTTGTCTTCGTCGCAGTGGTGAACTACTTCGGGCAGAGTCAGTTCTCTTCCAAGAGCTTGGGCTGCAACGAGACGATGGAAGCGAACGGTCTTGCCTTTTGTTCTGGTGTTGGAGCAAGTCTGGTGGTAACCGCCTTTGACCTTGGTTCCGCCCTTGAACTTGGCCCTGAACAGCAGCTCCCGCTTTCGGTCTGTGCTGCCGGATTCCATGACGCTTCTTGTCTGCACTCCAGCCTTTCGCAGATGCCGGATAATGGTGCTGTGTGGCACACCAAAGGTCTTGCCGATCTCGTATGCCGACATTCCCTTGTCTAGGTACATCGACTTCAGTTCTTGGGGGTCGAAGTGGTGCATGGCGAGCCTCAGGTGGGGGGAAAGTAAAACCTCTCCCCCCACCATAAGGCTCTTGTCAAGCGTGAGACAGAGTCAGTTTGTGACGATCCAGATAGCACCGGCACGGGGCAGGATAGGAGTGCTTGCGCCGACGAAGCACTGGGCGTTCTCGCCATCGACGCCGTCAGCTCCGTCAGCACCGTTGGCACCATCGGCACCGGGATCACCCTTGGCTCCATCGGCCCCCTTCGGGACGGTGAAGTTCAGGATGGCAGCCGTGGCCGTCCCCGAGTTGGTGACCGCCACCGGGCCTTCGGTCACGGTCCCCACGGCGATGGTGGCTGCCGTGCCGGGCTGACCCTGGGGGCCTTCCGGTCCCTGGATCGGGCCGACGTTCACCCACGCAGCCCCGTCGTACAGCACCCCGTCGCCGGGCTGGGAGCCAGCCGGGGCACCGGGCGGAACCGGGGTCCCGATGATGTAGAGGTCGTTGAGGGCCGGGGTTGCCGTGGGGGGCCAGGTCGTGGTCGTGCCCTTGATCACAGCAGCCGCACCGACATCACCCTTCTCCCCCTTGGGAATGGAGAAGTTCAGCACGGCGTTCAGGCCGGTGCCGACGTTCACCACCTGAGCCGGGTCGCCGGGGTTGACCGTGGACACCGTGCCGACACCCACGGTTGCAGACTGCCCGTCCGCTCCGTCAGCACCGTCAGCACCCGTGTCGCCCTTGTCCCCCTTTGCGCCATCGGCACCGGGGTTTCCCTGGTCACCCTTGGCTCCGTCAGCACCAGCGGGGCCGACGATCGAGGTCCACTGAGTACCGTCCCAAATCCGAACGTCCTGCGTAGCCATTACTGGTCCTCTTCTCTGTTGATGGTGGAAATCTCTGCACTCGAACCCTGAACATTGGTGATGTCGAGATTGCCAAAGCCACCGCCACCACCACCTGGAATGACGAGAATCGGGGGGTTTGTCGGGCCAGTAGGCCCAACCGTGATGACCCTGGGTGGGTCAACGAACCAGATGTCTCCCTTTCGGGGTCCGACTGGCTGCTCGACCTGTGGTCCGTAGACGGTGACCGACTCCCCGTTCAGCCCAGGGATTCCCTGTGGGCCTTGCGGTCCCGTACCACCACCTCCACCTCCACCCCCGGAGATGGGGACCCACTGAGTTCCGTCCCAGAAATGTGCCTGTGCCATGTGAGCCTCAGTCGAAAGCCGGATAGGAGATGCCGTCGAGCCAGATCGTGTCGCTGGAGGAGTCGCAGGAGACCCCGATCTGGCGGTTGGTCTGGAAGGTGGCGTACCCGAACGCTCGGAGGGCCGGGCTGGCCCGCTTCATGGCCAGAGGAACGACCATCTCCGCAGGAGGCGGCGGGATGGTTGCCGGAAGCTGGCAGACGTTGGCGACGTACCCGGCCGCAACTGCTTTGGTGACTACGCCCCTGAGGTACACCACCCCGTTGAGCATCTTCGCCTCGGCCACGGTCGAGCCGGTGTTGAGCAGCTTGGTCCAGGGAACGTCAGCCGGGACGGTCTTGCCGCCAGACATGAGCTTGCGGACTTCGTCCAGCAACGACTGCTTGAACTCAGCCAGTGCCGGATCGTTGATCGTGGCAGCACCGACCGGACTGATGGCAACGAGCTTGGCGTCGATCTGGGACCGGGAGTACAGGAACAGAGCCATCTGGTTGTCGAAGTCAGCCTTCGACATGCCGTCACCCTTGAGCATGTACCGGGTATCGGAGATGTCTCTTCGCCAGTACAGGTCGGGGTCGAAGGTGGTGGGAGCAACGACCCGGTCTTCCATGGCCTGGACCCGAGCCGCGATTGGCTCGAAGTCTGACCTCAGGGCGACGTAGTCATTCACCATGCCAAGAGTGAACACCAAGCGAGGACCGAAGCCCTCCCCGGTGTCGGTGTAGCTCAGGGCGGCAGGGGGCAGAGCGGTGTCACCAAACCCGACTGCCTGTGCCACGATGGTCTTGGCCATCAGGTTCTGGGTGTTGTCCTGCCGCTTGGCGTAGGCCGACAAGTCAGAGACGTAGGCGACGAACTGGAGATCACCGCCTGGGCCACCGATCTCGATGCCCAGCTTTCCGTTGGGGTAGTCGGGGAAGCGGTTGAACCCGAGCGAGGTGTTCGACTTCGTGAACACGAACCCTTGGGCCTTCATCAAGTTGGCGGTGATGTCCTGGGCAATGTCATCCAGCTTGGCGTAGGCCGACAGGTCCACTGTGCCGCCGGTCGCAACATTGGCGATGGCCGCATCGACCTCGGACTTGGTGTAGGTGCTGGCCCTGTCGGCCTTGTCGAACAGCAGGGAATCGACGCCGATGATGGTGTAGGTGTCGTTCTTCACCTCCATGATGGCGTCCATCAGGGTGGTGCCGAGGGACGAGACGGTGGTCTTGTCAGCCTTGAGGTCCAGTCCGGTGATGCAGTCTTGGGTGGCCGTCCCCAGGCCCTGGAGAAGCTGGTTGGTCTGCTCCAGATCGGACTGGGTGAGGAACGTCTGCTGCTGGGAGGCCAGGGCGGCGATGTCGGCAACGGCAGCATCGAGGACGGTCTTGTCCCCCTTGGTGGCCAGCGAGTTGCCGATCGTGCTGGCAACAAGCTGAAGCTCGGCGGAATACTGATCGACGACGCCTTGATCCCAGATCGCGGCTTGGTCGGTCGCCAGCTTGGCAATGGCATCGACCTCGGCCTTGTCGTAGTAGTTGCTCAGGTCAAACCCGTTGGCGACCACAGCCTCAACGATGGCTTGGACTTGCTCCTGGGTGAGCGTCCCTACCTGCACGTTGGCGATGGCGTCGGTGAGTTGCTGCTGGGTGACCGACTCCAGGACATCCCCTCGGCCGACCGGCACAAACTGGTCGTCGGGGAGTGCAGCCTCCAGCCGGAAGAACACCTGGCCCTCCTGGCGAACGAACCAGGACGGCGGGGTGCCAACTGACCCAGGGGGAGGAACGAAGTTGCTGAGACGACCGATAGCAGTGGCGGCTGGCGAGAATGACTGGAGTCTTACCTCCTCACCGTTGGGAAGAGGCTTGCGACTGACCAAGAGCAGGACGGAGCTGGTCGTGAACCAGTGCAGGCCGTCTTCGTAGGGGGAGACGGCAGCGACCGCACCGGCTGGGGTCAGGCCGGGGCCGAAGTCCGGGGCAGCTTCGTCGTGCAGCTCGATGGCTGGCGGCACCTGCGGCGGCAGGGCGGCGAACAGGTCATCGACCTCGTCCTTGGTGTATCGGTTGGCAAGCTGGGCGTTGAGGTCTTGGACTGCATCCACGAACTCGGGCTTGGTGACCAGGCCCGACAGGTCCACGGCACCGCCACCACCGGCAGCGGCAACCCATCGGCCACCACTGAAGACAGCAAGAGCTTTGGTTTCGGTGGGCATGCTGATCCTCAGTAAGCGAAGGCCGAGAAGCCGTTGAAGTCACAGTGGGTGAACTTCCCACCCGTGGCGCAGACCTTCAGAATCCCGTCAGTGTCGAGGGTGACCGACACGAAGCGATGAGTCACTCCGTTCTCCTTGCCGGTGACTACAGCCCTGGCCGCGACGAGCGGCTTGGGGATTCGGGCAGGCAGGGACCGGACGTTGGAGTAGGTCCCGGCTGACGAGTAGGTGTAGACAAGCTCGCCTCTGATCCTGATGACACCGTTGGTCATGCAGGCTTCGATCAAGCCAGCCCCGGAAACCGACGCCATCGGAGTCCAGGGGAAGTCCTCTGGGACAATGGCATTGCCGACCATCATGGACCTGACGATGGCCCGAACCTGCGGCTCGGTCATGCCGGGGCTGGCCTGCATGATCTTCAGGACCTGGGTCTCGATCTCGGTGACGGTGGTTGGGGCTGGTGCTGGTGCTGGTGCTGGTGCAGCTCCATCCACTGGGTCGGTGGTCTTGGCGGCTGGATAGAGCCACAGGTCCCCGGTGTTGGCGGTGGTCGGCTCGGTGGCTTGCTCGAACACTGTGCCGCCGCCACCACCGCCGCCGGTTCCGGTGGCAGTCGGGTCGATCCACAGGGCACCGACCTCGGTGGCTGGAGGAGGCTGGACTGCGGAGACGATGTGCGGCGGGCCGGGGTCACCGGGAAGACCGTCAGCCCCCGGAGGGCCGGGAGGACCATCGGCACCAGCAGGACCAGCAGGGCCGTCAGCACCCGCCGGTCCTTGGGGGCCGGGGGTCTTGCCGATGTGGTCAGCCACCTGCTTGGCGGTGACCCGCTGCGTGACAGCCCCGTTCACCACCGGGAAAATGGTGGAGTCGGTGACGGTTCCCGCTGACAGAGCTGAGATTTTCTGGTCGGGCATGGTCAGGTACTCTGCTCTTTGCGAAGGGGGTCACCGGCTTCGGTGAGGAGCTTGAACCCGTCCTCTTGGAGGATTCGGTGGGTGACAGCAGCGGGCGGCGGCTTCGGTGGTCCCGATGCCTTCTTCCTCTTGTTGGTGAGGGTGATTTGGGAGTGGGGCATCAGCCGCTCGCACAGAGGTAGCCTTCGATGTCAGCCCCCTCGCCCACGAGGTAGGAGACGGAGTAGACGCACCCAGGGAGGGCAACGGCGTTACCCTCAGTTATGAGGGTCTCGGCTCTGTTCCCCTCTTCGTCGTACAGGGGGAACGGGGTGCCGCCCGGCTCGACCAGGCAGGACCACTGGACGGTCCCGGAACCAGACTCAGCGATCAGGATCCCGCCAGCCGAAGCGTGGAAGGGGATCACCTGGGAGGTGGAGACATCCGAGGTGATTTTGACCGGCATGACCCCGGCGTTGCGTTCCATCTTGGGCATGGTGACCTCGACATAGAGTGGGCGTCTGCCCCATTTATGTCGCAACGCACCCCAGATGGATCACTGCTTTTTCGGAGTCTGCTTGAGGCTGTACTTCTCGTGCACCAGAGCCACGGCATCCTCTTTTTTCATGCCTGGCTTCTTGCTCATCTCCTCCCGGACCAGCTTTCTGGCAGTCGCCCTGTTGATGCCGACCTGCTTCCGGGGCATCTCTGTACCCTGGTGTGTGACCATGCCTTGAACCGTTAGGTTGCGGGCCTTGGCTACAGCCTTGACGTCAGCCGTGTCCGACACCCAAGCCATGGGGTCCATGTGACCCCGCTTGTCGGCCAGACCGGAGACGTACTGCTTGCCGGTGATGCTGATTCCGGCAGCCTTGGCTTCGCGGACCATCCTCTGGGCCTGGTGAACCGGCATGTCGTCCATCCAGTTGCCGTCGAGCCTGCCCTGCTGGAACGCCCGGTCGGTGCCCTTGGTTCCCGGAGGCTGCTGAAGCGCACACATCAGGGCGAAGGATTCGGTCTGCCCGTCCCTGATCATCCGCTCGTAGTGGTGGCGGATCTCGTCGGGGGCGGCTTCGATCTCGAACGGCAGCGGGATCCTCATGGCTGCATCTCCTGCGGAATCTGCTCGGGCTCCGGGGGCATGAGAGGAGCCCCGCCGCCGCCTTCGACCGGGGGAGAGTTACCCTCGGGGCCAGGTGGAGTGGGCTGGCCGGGGTCACCGGGAGGCAGCGGCGGGGGCGGCGGGGGCGGGGGCTGGATCATGTACGGGTTCGGGTCGATGTCGATGGACTTGCACCAGTCGCGGAGCAGGGCGTTCATGGGGTCAACCTGACCCATCTGGGCGAAACCTTGAAGGATAGGACCGAGGGTCTGAACTGCCATCTGCATCCGCTCCACCTCGCTGGCCTTGTTCGGCTTGCGGGCAGAACCAGCCTCGATGCGGTACTCGTACTCTCGGGCAACCGTGTTGAGGTCGAGCTGCTGGATCTGGGACTCCCAGACTTCAGCACCCAGCGGGCCGAGAACCGGGACGACGTCCTGGCCGGTCAGCAACCATCTGGCTGCAAGTGCTTCCCTGCGGGCCAGTAGTCCCATAGCGTCTTCAAGCACATTGGCCATGTCGTCGGGTCTGACGCTGATCTGTTCCGACTTGACCTGCGCCTCTGCTGCACTTCTGAACTGATTTCGAGTCATGCCATAGACGAGTTCCGTCAGTCCCGTCCGTTTCTCGAACATCTCCATGACAGCCTGGAGGATCTGCCAGATGTCCGGGGTGACGGTCGGGAGCTGGAACACAGACACGATGTCGTTGATCGACCGGCCCAGGGTCTCGGACAGCTCGATCGTCGAGAATCCGTTCTCTTCGTGCTTGGCGAGCTGGTCCTTGACGTCCTGGTCAGCGGCCTTGCTTACCCCGATCACCGTCTTGCAGGAAGTCATAATCCTGGTGGCAAGGAAGCTCATGGCCCAGTTGATGAACTTCAGCTCGGGCATGGCTGGCTTGAGGTGCGAGATCGGCCACGAGTACCCGGTCTTCCGGTGGAACTGGAGCGGCACGAACGGCCAGCCGTTGTTGTCCGCATAGAAGGGGATCGGCCAGCGGGTCTTGGCGAACATCTGCTCGGGCAGTCCGGTCTCGGGGGAAGGCGGCTCAAGGGCGAGCTGCTTCGGGCAGTTCAGCGGCCAGTCCACCCCCTCGGCCACCACGATGTAGCAGTTGTCCCCCAGGGAGTCGAACGTCTCCTTGTGTTCCTTCGGGGCTCCCTTGAGGGTGTGGCCGAAGCCAGTCTTGGAGTAGATCCTCCAGTAGACGATCAGGTCGTTCGTCTTGCCGTTCCGTCGCTTGGTCTTGTACCCCTGGTCTTGCTCCTGGGACCTGGACGAGTAGCTCTCGATGTGGCCCTTGAGGTCGTCCCGAGACACGCCGTACTGCTTGGCAACCTGGTCGATGGGGTGAACGCACCGCCTGGCAACCCAGAGGATGTCCTCCTGCTCGTCGGCGTCAGGATCCCACTGGATGTTGTCGCTGCTGTCGAAGAAGCTGCCGATCATGCCGAACGGCTGACCGCCGGGACCTTCGAGCGTGACCAGCTCCGTCCACCAAAGACCCAGCCCGGTGACGATCGCTTCATCCACGCACTTCCGAGAGTGTTCCTTGAGGTTCAGCTCGGTGGGTGTGTAGTTGAGGTAAGCCTCGACCAGAGCCGAGACGCCCTTCTTCTTCTCGTCCTCCATGGCGATCATGTTGGAGGTCTGGATGAACGTCTGGATGCGAGGATCCTGGGCTGGCTGGCCCGTCATCGGGTCCACCTGCGGCGGGGCGCTCGGGTCGATCCCAAGGGCGACCGGGGTCACCATCGGGAACGGCCTGGGAGTCACGGTCCTGACCGGATTTCGGTGGTAGATGACAGAGGCAAAGAGCTTGACGGCCTCGAAAGCCTTGTTCACGCACATCCGAAAGCTCGGGGGGGCCAGCTTCGAGTAGTTGGGGGATGCCCCAGGACCGTCGCCTCGCCCCTTCCAGAACCAGTCCGCAGCTCCGTCGAAGAAGTCCCTGGCTTCCTGGGCGTCCATGGAGAACGGCCGCTTGTGGGTCTCGGAAGCCTTGATCTTCTCCAGCCACGAGGTCGCCACTGACCGAAGTGCGTCTTCCATCAGCTTCTGGTTGATGCCGTCCTCGGGGAGTGGCGGCAGCCCGCCGTCCTCGGAGTTCTCGGCAGCGTCAGTGGAGAGCCCCATGGTGTCCATCATTCACCCTTCACCTTCTTGGCGGCGTCGATCTTGGCTCTGGTCAGGACGGCCTGCATTTCCTTCAGAGCTTTCGTGTTGGGGTGCAGCTCATATGCCCCCCACTTCCCCCAGGCAGCGGCCGTCTCGCTCTCCCGCCAGAACGGGTCATCGATGTGGCGAACACTCGGCTTTTCCACGAACCCGGCGTTTTGGGCCCAGATCAGGATGTTGACGGTGTTGTTGCCGGGACGAGTGCTGACCCACCCCATCGCAGCCTGACTCTTGTCGGGCGTGAAGGGGTTGCTGTGAAAGAGAACCATGTCACCGACGAGAAGTTCACTGTGGTCCATGATGTAGCTTGCTCCCTGGTTGATTGCTCCAGCTGGGAATCAAACCACATGGTGGCCCGATCCGTAACTGTCGGTCACGCGACCCAGGTCTCCGTGTATGAGTTGGGTGCCAGGTAAACCACTCCGTTGTTCCCCTTGGCTTTGTCTCTGTCCTGTTTCCACTTCACCCACCAGGGGTCGTCTGACTGCCGGTGGGGGGCGTGATACCGGGGTTCGTAGGCACACAGGTACCGCAGGCAGTCCACGAGGTGGAAGTCGCCCCGCTTGTTGGGTTCATCGGTGACGATCGAGGTCCCGGCGACGTACTGCACCTTCTTCTTGTAGAGCTTCATCTCCCGCTCCATGTTGGGCAGGCAGCCCCTGAGGAACCGGAGCTTGGGGGTGCCGTCCGGGCGGATGTGCATCATGTTGCGGACGGCAGACAGACCAGCCTGAACGTCGTCGGAGCCGGGGATGAAGCTCGATCCGGTGGCCTGGGAGCGGATGTTGTGCTTCACCATCTGCTCGGTGTACTGCTCCTGGGGCGACTTGCCTGAACCAATGTCAGTCAGGCGGGCACCATGGGCGTCGATCAGGAAGGCATAGAACTGAGTTCCGGTTACCTTCTTGAGCAGCTCCTGGCCGAAGATGATGGCGTTGCAGTGCCTGATGTACAGCTCGTCGTAGACCAGCACCATCCGCTCGTCGGGCGGAACTGCGGCGAAAAGAACTGCGGTGACCGAGTGGCCGGGGTCGATGACGGCGTACCGGCACCAGTCCGGGGGAACACATGAGCCTGCCAGTGTCTCTCTAGACAGACCGTGAACCGACATGTTGAAGTTCGGGTAGACCTTGATCGAGTCGGTGTTGAACTCGCCCTCCGACCGCTGCTTGAGGACATCCTCGCCCACGGCTGCCCACCGCTCGATCATCTTCCTCTTCTCGTTCTCGTCGATGTGAGGGTTATCCAGGAACCTCAAGACGTACCTCTTGATGTCACTGCTTCCTGACTCCTCTGCCTTGTCGGCCCGCTCGTTGAGCCCCAGCAAGGCGTCATTCTTCGAGTGGGGCATGGCCGACCAGGTGAACCTCCCCTTTCGGTCAGCAAGCCGGGCCTGCATTTCGGGGACCCACTGCTCGTTGTTGATGTCCTCGTCGATGTGGACCCTGTCAGCCTGGAAGCCCTGGGGCGGATCGCCTTCAGAACTGAAGCAGTAGATGGTCCAGCCGTTTACCAGTTCGCAGGAGTTGAGGTAACCGGCAGACTTCAAGAGCCAGGAGTAGCTCTTGATCATCCGGGGCGGGATGAGCGGTGGGGCTGGTTTAGCCTGCTTCTCCCGCTCCAGGTCCCCGAGCAGGGCTGGGTTGAACGCCCGCCACTTCCCGGTGGTCTTGTCCTTGATGATCTTGAAGGCCCCGGCCTTGAACAGGTAGGGCACGACCACCAGTCCGATGTGCTTCCAGTTGGCACCGACGATGATGAGGTTCCCGCCCTCTTTGGGGTATTTGCCTTCGACGGGATGGGTACCTGTGGCAGCCCATGCGTCCTCCACGAACGTGCAGAGGGACTTACCCGACCGATTCCCCCCGATCACCAGGGTCTCGCTCGCTCTGTCTTGGTGGTAGTCCCATTGCTTGGGCGTTGGACAGTACAGCCTCAAGGACTCCATCCGGCGTTCCGAAAGCTCGCTCTGCAAGCTCTTGAGTTCGTCGATCTGATAGCCCGAGAGGGAGTTCACATTCGGGAGCGGGGAAGGCGGTGGAACCGGTGGGTGCTTGCGGGATGACATCGAGAACCCTTCCTTGGTTCAGCAGGATCACGTTCTCGATCCGCTGGGTGATTTCTGCTTCCAGTTCCTCTTCCGTGTACAGGTCGATGGGCTTCTTGGCCCCGCCCGCCTCGGTGTTCTTCGTGGCGAGACGAACGACCATCTCCAGGATTCCCGACCTGATCCTGCTTCCGGGCTTGGCGTCCCAGTATTGCTTCATGCAGATGCTTGAGAATCCGTTCACTCCCCCGAAGTAGTTCATCATGGACTCAAGCATCTCTGCGGTGTGCGGGATGTTCGCACCACCCGAGATCGTCCGGGAGCAGAAGCTCTCGACCGCCTGAGCCTCGATCTTCCCCAGGGCAGACTGCCGCTTCATGGCAGCCTTGCACTTCCGGCACACCCGCTGCCGCTTGTAGGTGCAGCCCTTGGCGGCGGCGAAATACTTGGGTGTCATGGGGAGTACCTTCAGGCACTCCTCGCACTGCTGTTCTGGCTGCTCTTTGATGTCCATGGTCACCTGTCGAGCTGCATGACCGAGCGGATCATGGGACGCATGAGCTGACCCTCATCACCCTGGTTCAAGGCATTCTGGAGGGTTCTCTCCCGCCAGTTGCCGTACTGGTCGAGGATCTGGCTGGCCATCGTCGGGCCGAGCAGCGACTCGTAGAGGGACTCCATCATCCCCTCGTCCATCGGGATCGGTGACGCAGCGTTCTCCCTGGCCATCTTGGAGAACATCTGACCCATGCCAGCCTCTGCCGCGTTGAGGTCGATGGGTCTCCCGGCCTGCTTCTCTCGCAGCAGAGCCCGGATCGTGTCAGACATGGCTGCCCCCCTTACAGATCCGGGGGGCCCGAGGATGTGGAATCCCTGGGCCCCCCGGTGCGGCTGTTGATGAAGAGATGAATCTCAGCGGGAGACAGCGGTGGCTGTAGCCACACTGGCACCACTTCGGACAGCACGAGCGTTCTCCCGGCCGAGGTACCGCTGGTACCGGGCTTCCTTCCGGGCAGACTTTCGGCTGCCATGGCAGGAGGTCTTCGGGGTGGCAACGGCCACGGCGGTGGCAGTCGGGGTCTCGGCCACGGCAACCACAGCGGGCTCCGCGACGTTGACCGAGACATCAGCCAGGGCCGGGACACCGAAGACCAGGACAGCGACCGCGAGGAGGCAGAGGAGCAAGGGACGCATGAAGGTGGGTTCTTTCTGGGGCTCTTGGTAGGGGATGGAGATCAGACCGAGGCCGAGTGGTTCGAGAGGCCGACGAGGGCCCGGACCTTGCCGTCCTCGACATCGGCCAGGGCGACACCGAGACCTTCGCCCACGACGGCATCACCGGCACCGAGGCCGAGCTTGTCGCCCTTGGCAGCGGCAGCACAATCCACGGTCGTGGGACCGGAGATCACACCCCAGAAGACGTCGTCTTCCTTGACCCCGGCGGGCGGGAGGTACTCGTCCACCACGGCGGTGAGAGCGTCACCGGCAGCAGCGAGAGCTTTCGTCTCACCGAGGAGGTAGCTGACCACCTGGCCAGCCTGGAGGACATCGCCGGTCTTGTTGCGGAGAGCAACACACCGGACCACCCCGTTGGAGAGCTTGTCTCCGCTGCGGGCATGGTCGTCGGTGAAGACCTTCTCGGCACCGGCCCACCCGTTGCCGAACTCAGGCGGGTAGACCTTCACACCTTCACCGAGGGTGTGACCACGAGCGAACGGCGGATCAGCAGTCAGAGTGGACATGCGTGTGAGCTTTCTGGTGGAGGGGCTGGGTTGGGTTCAGGGGACCGTCTTGGTTCAGGCGATGGCCTGGAGCTTGAAGAAGTTCCTCGGGCTCTTGAACCGGAGGTTGGCGAGGACGGAGACGACATACCTGTAAGACTGAAGTTCCTCGTTGTAGAACGGACCCTCGGGAGTCATCAGGTTGCCTTCCATGCACCTCATCTCCATGTTTGCGATGGAGAGACCGTACCCACACCCCTTCGGGACAGCGTATTCCGTGCTGACGTCCACGCCGTCCTGCTGGAAGACGTCCTTGAAGCCGTAGGACCGGAGACCCTCGTTGTTGTTGGCGAGGATCCGTTCCTTGGAATCCAGCTTGTTCATGTACTCGATGTACATCTTGCGATCGACGATGACCATGTCGATCTGGGATTCCTTGGTGTCGTTGCGCTTGGCCTGGTTGATGCCCTCGCGGACGGCCTGAACGCAGTTCTCCTGCCAGGTCGGGGTGGTACCACCCTTGAAGCTGGTCGAGGTGTAATTCACCACGACCGGAGAGTAGAAGTCGTACTCGGGGTCGCAGGTGCCATTCGGCCACGAGCTGCCGGGGTGCTGGGAGCCAGCCACCGCACCGAGACCGGTGTTGACCGTGGCGTAGACGTCGGCGGGCCAGCCGAACATGTCTTCGGCGTTGGCAACCCGCTTGGTGCCGTCGTTGATGTTGACGGTGCCGTCGATGCCCATCATCGACTCGATGCCGTGGAACCGCAGTTCATTCCCCGGCAGGTTGCCGTCAACCCACACCTCATGCCCGAGGTGCTGTTCCATGCTCTCCTGGAGCCGGGTTGCCATCTTCCCGGCGACGTTGATGAGAGCCTGCTGGCCCCGGTTTTCGAGCATCTCCTTCTTGTAGATGCTGTCGGGGACTTGGTAGCCACGGAACGGAAGCTCGGCGTCCACCCAGAGGTTCTGGCGGGCGAAGACTCGGGGAGTCTCACCGTTGTTTCCCGAAACTGGAACATTCCGGTAACGGATCTGCCACTGGATTCCTCTTCCAGATTGATTCATCAGGACGTTGCCCGATGCTTCGAGAGCGGCGAACACCTTGAACTTGCGGAAGGTGTTCAGCTCTTCCTGCCGCAGGTACTGGATGATCGTGGTGCCAATGCTACGAGCCCAGTCGGTGGACGACGGCATGTTCTATCCTTCTTAGATGAAGCCCTTGCTTTCGGCGTTCGCTGCGAGCATCTGCTCGAACGACATCTTCGGCTTGGGGGCTCGTGGGTCGTTGTGGGTGGTTCCGGCTGATCGGCTTGGAGACCGGGAGGCTTCGCGCCTCAGGTACTCCATGTTTTGCTGGGCAATCGCAGCCCTCTGGTCGGCCTGAGGGGGAGGAGCAGGGGGCTGATACTGCGGGGCTGGGGGCTGTGGCTGAGCCTGCTGCTGGTACTGAGGGGCTTGGGCCTGAGCCTGCCTCTGCTCGAAGTCTCGAAGCAGAAGACCGTACTCGACCTTGTCCCTCGCGTACTGCCAGCGGGCCTGAGGAGAAGCGATGCCTAGAGCCCTCGCCTCTTCGACATATTTATGTACCGAAAGACCCTCCGGTGTGACATTGCCCTGCTCGTCGAACAGCCAGTCCTGGTTCTCGGCCTGGATCGAATCCACGAATGACTCGTTGTCGCGGGCCTGAAGCTGCTGCTGGATTGCCTGCTGGGCGATCTCCTTGGAGCGAGCCTCGATCATGGGGCCGAGGGCTTTCTCCGGGTCCGACAGGAACTCCTTGGCGAAGTTTGCCTTGTAAGACTGGAGTTCAGCCAAGGCATGGCGGGCGTCGAGTGGTGCGTCCGGGGAGATGACTTCCCGGCCGTTCTCGTCCTTGACGAGGTACTGCTTGTATGCCTCCCGGACTTCCGGCGGGTTCCACCACCCCTTCTTCTCGGGCGCGGGAGCCTGCTGGACGGGTGCCTGCGGCTGATTCCGGGTCTTCAGCCACTCTTCGTACTGCGGCCGGTCAGCCAGGTACTGCTGAGCGATCGGCATGACCTGCTGGTACTGGGCCAGGTGCCGGGCGGCGGCTTGCTCTCGCTGCATCGAGAGGTACAGCCCCTGGGCGATTTCCTGCTCGGATCTGCCCTGGAACTGGGGCAGGCGGCGGAAGTTCTCCATCACCCCCCACGGGTTCGGTGCCTGTTGCGGCGGCGGGGGTGCGGGCTCGGCGGCTTGCGGCTCGGGAGACTCCACCTCTTCTTGGGTGTTGTCAACGTCCTGCTGTTCAACGCCAACGTCTTCTTGCTCGTCCATGTGCGCGGTTCTCCTAGGGTGTAGAGATCACACGCGACGACAGAGTGTTTCGTAAGTGTCGGACCAGGGAGTTAGTAAGCCATCGGAACTGACCCAGGCTTGATCGCTGGCTTAGCCTTGTTGGCTGTGTTCAAGTTCTGGTTCTGGATTGCCTTGGCTGCCTCGGTGTACCTGTACTCTCTGTCTGCCAGCTGAGCCTGGTCTGCGTCGTAGGTCTTCATCTTGCCCTGGAACTCGCCGTCGTCCTTGATGTAATCCG